ATAGTACAGATATTTCATATTAATAATATTACTTTTGTGTTTCCAATGCTTTGTTCAGTTCTTCTTCAGATACTTCTTTTTTCAATAGCCAGTGGTATACGTTTTGATTTCCCATTGTGACTGCGTAAGCTTGTACAAATTCCCATCCTTGTTTTCCGAAGTAGTTCATTGCATCCACCATAGAATTGAATTCTATATTCTTTCCGTTTTCGTCTTTCATGTATGATATGCCTTTCCAGAAAGAGGTTTCCTGTCCATAGTCAACTTGTACCTTAACTTTGTTGCTAAGAAGTTTTGAGGTTCCTACAAGTTCACAATAAATGTAATTATTTGCATACAGTCCAACTGTACTGATAATTAGTGCAAGTGTGATAAAAATAAATCTTTTCATATTATCCTATTTTACGTTGATTATTTGCTATTATAAGTTCAGCTTCCAGTTCCTTGATTTTTCTTTGAAGGTTGTTGATTGTGTCCTGCTGGAAGGCTATTGTGTCAATCAGCTTGATTAATCTGTCGCTTTCGTTTGAAGCAGTTGGCTGTTCAGATGTCAGAAGCATTTCTCCTGTACCGCGAAGAAGCCATTCTGCTGAGATTTCAGGGAAAGTTGAAAGTATGCTTAATGCTGTTTGTGTGCTGACTTCATTCAATCCATTTAATTGTCTGCTGAAAGTATTTTGCTTTAATCCACATTTTAAGGCAAAAGCTCTATCCGATAATCCAGTATAGGCTATTAATTCTTTAATTCTTTCGACCATATCAATTCTACATAAATGTTAAATTATCCATAAATGGATTATAAATACGATATTATTATTTGCAATTATCCAAAAATGGATTACCTTTGCAATACAAACATACACACATACAAAAATAGAAATTAAAACGAATAATTGAAAATGAAAACTGATGAATTTTTCTACGAAAATGAAGCTGAAAGTCTTAAAGCTGACATCGAAAAAGCAAAGTCTATGACAGAAGAAGAGATGCAATCTTACTTCAATACAGACGAAAGCAAGGAAGATTTCATAAGTTTTCTTGAAGATGAACTCAAAGTTGCTGAAAGCCACATTGTTGAAAATGATGATGATTTCAGCATCGTTGATCCCGGCTTTGCAAATGAAGCCGATTACTTGAGATACAAATTTGCGTAATAAAAACCTCACTAAAAGTCAAAACCATTATGGAAATTAAACCAACCAAGTATCAGCCAGGACAGAAAGTCTGGACACTTATAGGAATGAAGGCTGAAGAGAAAACAATCAAAGGTATCAACATCAGTGTGGATTCCGATGGAGTACAGAAGAACTACTATTATATGTTGGTCCCAAAAGAAAAGGAATGCTCCAGTGAAGCATTTGCATCTTATTCCGAGAAAGAACTCTTTAGTTCAAAGGAAGAGATGAGAATGAGTGTTTTCGGTGATTGACAAATCACATCCCGGTGTGGCCTGACCGCCTATCCGGGAACAATAGAGAAGAGTTCCTTGACATCTTTTGGCTGACGGACATACTGGTATGGTATAGTAATTCACCGTGGATAACGGGCGGTCCGACAGAGTGTAGAATTGTAGCAATTCGGCCTATTGTAATAGGTTTTACGATATGATATAGCTGGAGTAGCTTAACGGTAGAGCGCAACACTGGGTTATAAAAAATAGAGATGCAATAATGAATATCGTTGATGAAAGGGTTCGACTCCCTTCTCCAGCCCTAATTCAAATTAGTTTGTTATGGTTATAGATAATTCGATAGAAACTGCCGAGTCATTGAAAAATCTATTTGCAATGCTTTATTTTGTGGCAGCATGGGCATTCGGCATGGTTTCTCCATGCCTTGTTTATGAAATATGGAAATCGTGTAAGGAAGAGCGACCTTTTGATTTTAACGGAGCCAATTATTGGTGTCCTATTGCGATTGTGATGTTGGTCATTTCTTCTGTATTATGTATGATTTCTTTTTTCTTTATGATTGCTGAGCTTCTTTTGAGATTCGTTAATTGCTTGGATTAAGCAATTTTCTGTAGTCTCTTCAAATTTCGTGAATGCTTCCTCGTATTTATTGATTTTATCGGGGTATGGCAAATCCTTGCTGTATATTATGTCCCTGAGGTCATCATAAAGCAGTGAGGAACTTTGTACGAGTGAATCATATTTTTCATAAAGTTCTTTATCAAGGTAGAAATGCAATTTCAGGTTCTTGTTTTTCATGTCAATAAGAGGCTCATAAGCTATCTTATTCAATTCAAGGATGTCTGTTTGCCCATTGAGGATGTCAATCAGGTTGATGTTTCTCATTGCTGCCTTGTATGAAAGAAAAGAGTTGAGGAATTCTGATATGGAATTGACGGAGTTTGAGTAGAAGGTTTTGAATTTTAGTTCTTTTTTTCTGATACTCAACTTGTAAAGTTCTCTGATAAAAAAGAATATAATTCCTACTAGTAATGATAAGGAATCTAAGTGGTTAAGAAGAAGTTCGATAAAATGTTTCATAAATCTTAATTTTTGAATTTCCAACACAAAATTAAGAAATCCCTCCGGAGAAATTCCATGATTATAAAATTCCGGAGGGAACATTCCGAGGTTGTTTAATGGCAGAACGGCACCAGTCTGAGGGCATAAGGATTTTTGGTGCAGGTGGCGGTTCGAATCCGTCTCTCGGAACTTAAACTTATTAGTTATGAAAGTATTTAGTCGTATATGGATGCTGATGGTAGCTATATGTGCTGTTGGCATGTTGTATGGAGCAATCACAATACCAAGTCCGGTGCAGGGTATATGGATATGCTCCTGTATAATCATTGTAATTGCATCGGTATATGCTTGTGTTATAATATGGAAAGAAAGGTAGAAGTTATGGGCAAAAGACCTATTGTATCGACATTACGATCCATGAAAATAGATGAAGAGGTTATTTTTGGTATTCATCAGAGAATTTCTCTTATGGGTACAATAGCCAATAGGTTGGATGTTGAACGTGCTTCAGGTATGTCATGGAAATGCAAGACAGACCGTGAAGCCGGAATTGTAACGGTTAAACGTGTTAGCTGATGGTGTTCGAATTAAATGGGAAGTTTATGACTACAATATTGTCAGATAATACAGCAGGAATGATTCTTGAGAACATACTTCTTGCAATGGAAGGAATAAAGTTCAGCAAGTCTCAGGCATCAGGAATAGTCGGTTCCGAGAACCGGTTGGAAAAGCTTGTTGAGAGCGGTAAGATACGTGCTGAGAAGAAGGCAGATTGTCAGAACGGAAAATGGTTCTGCAATGGTGCTGATGTGTTAAGGTACTGTTCGTACAAGAAGAGACATAAAAAAAGGAACAAGTCTAAAAGCCTGTGAAGGTGGTTATTTTCTACATAAATGTTTACGTTTTAATTTCTTGGTGTACGGACTGGCTTGTGAAAGTCGTCCGTACTATTTTTTCTGGGCACTTGGTCTAATGGTAGAACATCGGCATAATTCCATTCCATGTTTGTTTGTTAGTGTTAGAAATCTCTATTGTTAGTCGAAGATGCGGGTTCGATTCCCGTAGTGCCCACAATTTACATCGTGTTCCGGTGTGTGTTTTTCATAGTCATTTTAGTCCGAAAGCCTATTCGGGGTTACGCCAATGGCACCGTGTCGGGACTTCGGACTCTATGGTATCGTGGCGGAATTGGTAGACGCTATGCTCAATAATTGGACTGTCAATCCATAGATGCAAAGAACTGACAACTCATGCAGGTTCGAATCCTGCCGGTACCACAAACCTTTGAAAGAAATCCGTTATTGAATCCGAAAGTAGGGCGAAGATAGCGCAGGGTTTCATCCGCGCGGCATCGGTTAGCCGTTGACTCTATCTGAAAGGTAACGCGAAATCGTACAGGATTGATTGTGTGATGTGCCCCGGAGAATATGCTTCGGGGCTTTTAATAGATAATTTTATGGATGAAATACTTGCTGGTAAGATTTGCCCATACTGTGGTAAACCTACCGAATTTGTTGACAGCTCCGTAATATACGGACGTTCGTACGGTATGATTTATATATGCCGTGATTGCAGGGCTTATGTAGGAGTACACAAAGGAACAGACCAGGCATTAGGTCGTTTGGCAAATGCAGAACTAAGAGAAGCCAAGAAAGAAGCACATTTTTATTTTGACCAAATCGCCAAGACCAATCTTATAAACAAAATTTGGAAGAAGCATATCCCAAATACATCGAATAGGAATAAGGCTTACCTGTGGTTATCCATTCAATTAGGGATACCACACGAAATCTGTCACATAGGTATGTTCGATGTGAAGGATTGTAAACGCGTTGTTGAGTTGTGTAGACCTATCTGTGATACAAATGTTAAGGCGTAAAAATGGCGAAGATTCTGATTGCAAAACTTGATAATCTGAACTACCTTTACAGATGTAATGAATTAAAAGTCAAACCATTAATACTTTAATTATGGCTGAAAGAAAAGCTAAAACAGAAGTTCCTGAAAAAGATAATCAGGAAGAAAAACAGGAAGAAAAAGAAGTGCAACAGACACTTTCTGAAAAGGTTGGTAGAATAAGGACCTTGAAAGCGAACGAGATTGAATGCCGAATCGGTACAATCAATGAGAAAGGATGCACATTGTTGCTGTACAAGGATGCACGTGTGGATATGAGACTGCTTGATGAGGTGTTCGGCCCTATGAACTGGAAGAGAGACCACGAAGTTGTGAATGGAAATCTGTTCTGCACCATATCAATTTATGATGATCAGAAAAAGGAATGGGTTAGTAAGCAGGATGTAGGTACGGAATCCAATACCGAGAAGGAGAAAGGACAGGCTTCGGATGCTTTCAAACGTGCCGGATTCAACTGGGGGATTGGTCGAGAACTTTACTCGGCACCTTTTATTTGGGTGAAACTTGAGCCAAGCGAAATCAGTAAGAGCACTTCGGGTAGATGTTCTACTTATACTAAGTTCTATGTAAGCGAGATTGAGTATGACGAGAACAGAGAGGTTAGTAAATGTATCATTGTGGACCACAATGGTGCTATAAGATACCAGTTCCCAAAACCAAAGGAACAGAAATCTGAGCAGCCTCAGCAGAAAAATCCTAACGTGTTCACTGGGAAACAACTGAAAGATGCTGTTGCCGAAATTAAGGCATGTCAGAGCAGATATGCCATTAACGAAGTTTGGAAGAAGTATCCATCACTTCAGCAGAATTTGGAGTTCAGAAATGCAACAATGGAAATGTGTAAAAAATATCCAGAATGATAGAATTGGTTGAGTCAGGTGTGGTTTTCAATGAAGAGAACCACACCTATTTCCTGGGCGACAAACAGCTATCAGGAATTACAGGAATGATTAAGAGACAGTTGTTCCCGGATAAATACAAGGAAGTTCCACAATATATACTTGAAAGGGCAGCAGATAGAGGAACAAGAGTTCATCACGAATGCCAGTTTGTTGATACAACAGGATTTGAGCCTGAAAGTCAGGAGGCAATGAACTATCTCCTTCTTAGGACTGGTGCAGGATATAACGCACTTGCGAACGAATATACAGTATCTGATGGAGAGAACTTTGCTTCCAATATTGATTGTGTGTGGGAGAAAAACGAAAAGATTGCTCTTGTAGATGTAAAGACTACTTACGCACCGGATGAGGAATATCTTTCCTGGCAACTATCCATTTATGCTTATCTATTCGAATTGCAGAATCCTCATCTTAAGGTAGACAGACTGTTCGGTGCTTGGCTTTACAATGAAAAATCAAAACTTATTCCACTTGTCCGTAAATCAGACGTGGAGGTTAAGAGGTTACTTCAATGTGAGGTTGAGGGTACAAGTTACCTTGATACTGAAACTGCACTTGAACACAAGCAGGATGAAGTACAACTTTTGCCAAAGGACGTAATTAACAAATATCTTGAAGCTGTAGAAGAAGTTGAGAGAATACAGCCGTTCATTGACGGTTTCAAAGATTCATTGAAACGAGCAATGGTTGAACACGATGTCAAGTCGTGGGATACAGGGATATTGAAGGCTACCATAACACCAGCCGGAATAAAGAAATCTTTCGACACTAAGAGGTTTCAATCTGAGCATCCTGAGCTGTACAAACAGTACATCAAGGAAACTGAAACTGCTGCATCTATAAGAATTACATTAAGAAAGGAGGATACAAATGCTTAACAAGGTTATGTTAATCGGTCATCTTGGGAAGGAACCTGATGTGAGAACGCTTGATTCCGGGACGAAAGTCTGCCAGTTCACACTGGCAACGACGGAAAAGGGATACACGTTGCAGAATGGTACTCAGGTACCGGAAAGGACAGAGTGGCACAATATCGTACTATGGAAAGGGCTTGCTGATGTTGCAGGTAAATATCTGCACAAGGGAGACAAGGTTTTTATCGAAGGTAAAATCAGATCCAGAAGTTATGAGGATAACAGTAAGGTGAAGAGATATATCACAGAGATATTCGCAGATAACATGGAGATTCTTTCAACGTCTAAGAGTAGTTCACAGAATAGTAGTTCCCGGAATAATTCTTCGAACGCTCCATTCCCATCAGAGACTCCAAGTGATGATTTACCGTTCTGATTATGGAAGCTACTATAATTAAGAAAGACGGTAAGGCCACCATGGACAAGGATTTCAACTTCATTCTAAGCCTTCTTCGTAATGGTGAATATACTCTTACCATCAAGAGAAAAACCAAGCCCAGGACGCTGGACCAGAACGCACTCATGTGGATGTGGTTCAGGTGCGTGGGTGGTGCCTTGCGTGAGTTCACCGGTGAAGCGTACTGGAGTACAAAGGAAGGTGTGGAAACGATACATGACCTGTATTGTAAGAAATTCCTTACAAAGATGGTTGTTACCCCTAAAGGTGAAACAACGGAACTCGCAAGAGGTACAAAAGGTCTTAGCACTATGGAGATGTCACATTTCCTGGATGCTGTCAAGACTGATATAATGACTGAATACGGTATACAGCTACCGTTACCTACAGACAAGTATTATTCGGCATTTGCAGCCGAGTACGAAAACAAATATTAATATGGCAATAATTAAAGATTACGAACCGGAAGAACTGAAGTTTGTTCTTCCGGAAGCAGTTCGGGAACAGTTTCCATTGGAACTGCAATTTGAGAACGCTGAGAGTGAGAAAGACATTCTGAAAGCAGTGAACGAACACTTCAATGCTTTGTTCCCTGAGAACGAGATGGCGCTTCGCTACATGGATGACGTGGAGAAATCGGACCTTCGTGGGAAATACTGCAAGCTGGTAGAGCAGGAGCTTCCTGAAGCTGAGAATGCTTTGCTGAACGCTAAGGAAGAGGCAAAACGTATCAAGACGGATGCTGAGGAAAGGTTGAATTCATTGAGCAAGCAGATTAAGGATTACGCTGCAAAAGTACAGGAAGGAACAGAGGAAAAGCAACTTCCGGCTACAAAGACTTTCCGCATAGCATTGAATGGATATTTCCTGTATTACTCAATTCTTAACGGAAAGGTCGTGCTGGCCAAATCTGAAAAGATTCCATCCTACGACAAATCATCATTGTGGGCACAGGAAGACAAGAACCGTGTGGCAATGATGGAGCTGTTCGGTCTTGATTTTCCAGCACCTGAGAGACCTTCTGATGAAGAGTTTGACAAGGAACATGACATGATTCCGGACGATGAAGGTGAAGTGATGGGTGAAGATGATTTCAATCAAGCTGTAGGAGATGAGTAGATTGCAGCATAAGCGTGGTCGCAAGTCCAATTATGCACATTCACTTAATAACCCATATTGGGAAAAGGTTGCAAGAAATGTGAGGCTTAGGGATGGGCATAAGTGCAGGATTTGCGGCGCACGCTATCCTTTGGAAGTGCATCACAAACGATATAAGGTAAATGGTGTATCAATCGTAGGAAAGGAACTTGAATACCTTGACTGCCTTGTCACCCTGTGCGCTTCCTGTCACGAAAAAGTTCATAAAGGAATAATCAGAATATGAAGTTTCAATTAAGAGATTATCAGCAGAATGCCAGTAATGCTGCCATATCACATTATAGGCTTAAAGGTGGAAAGAACTACCTGATGGTTTTGCCTACGGGGGCGGGAAAATCAATTGTTATAGCTGATATTGCAGCGAGACTTAATGAACCTTTGCTGGTGTTCCAGCCTAACAAGGAAATCCTGGAACAGAACTTCGCAAAGTTGCAGACATACGGAATCTTTGATGCCGGATGCTATTCTGCCTCTGTCAAGAGAAAGGATATAAACAGGATTACTTTTGCTACTATCGGTAGCGTATATAATCACATGGAAGATTTCAAGCATTTCAAGTATATATTAATAGATGAATGCCATTTGGTTAATCCGTCACAGGGAATGTATTCAGATTTCTTTGCTGCAGCAGAGAGGCGTATAATCGGACTTACTGCTACTCCTTACAGATTGTGCAGCACGATGAACGGTTCAATGCTAAAGTTCCTTACGCGTACAAGGCCAAGGGTTTTTTCGGACGTAATCTATTATTGTCAAGTGAGCGAACTGCTTGCAAGAGGTTTCCTAACCAGACTGAAATATTACGACCTGACAAAAATAGAACTTGTGAATGTCAGAAGAAATTCAACCGGTGCGGACTTCGATGACGCGAGTCTTTCAAAGGAATTTGAACGTGTTGACCTGTATGGCTATCTGATTAGCATGGTAAGAAGGCTGCTGGCTCCTAAGAGTGGAATACCGAGACGTGGAATACTGGTGTTCACGAGGTTTGTAAAGGAGGCTGAAATGCTAACCCATGAGATACCTTGTAGCGCTGTGGTCAGCGGAACTACCCCTAAAAAAGAACGTGAACGGATTTTGGCAGACTTCAAGTCCGGAAAGATAAAGGTTGTTGCCAATTGCGGTGTACTCACTACAGGATTTGATTATCCGGAGCTGGATACAATCGTTCTTTGCCGGCCTACGATGTCACTTGCTTTATACTATCAGATGATAGGTCGTGTTATCCGGCCATACCCAGGGAAGGAAGGTTGGGTGGTTGACCTGTGTGGAAACATTAAAACATTCGGTAAGGTAGAGGATTTGAGGATTGAGCAGCCGGAAAAAGGTAAATGGATGATAAAGACAAACGGAAAACAATTAACCAATGTAATACTATAGCTTATGTATGTGATAAGAGGACAGATACCAAGTAAGAGTAACTGTTATAAGATAGTAAATGTCGGTGGTCATGCAAAGCTGGCCAAACAGAAGGTTCTTACTGAATATGAAAAGAATTTCTATATCCAGTGTCCGGAACGTGGTAGGATGGTAAAGGGATATTTCAAACTGAAAGCAAAGATATATTATTCAAGTAACCGACCGGATCTGGACAATTCTCTTAAGATTCTTCTTGATTGCCTGCAGCAGACCAAGACGATTGATAATGACAGATATTGTGTTCAAATAGACATTCAGAAGTTCATCGACAAGAAGGAACCACGTATCGAATATGAGGTAATGCCGATAGAGTTCTGAAAGTAGATGAACTTTGTAATGTATCAAATTACATTAATATGGGAAGAAATAAGAAGATTGGTCTTGATTATTTCCCTTTTGATATTGATTTTTTTCAAGATTTGAGAATCAGAAAACTAATCAAATACCAGGGTGGCAAGGCTGTTACCGTATATGCTCTCCTGCTATGTAATATCTACAAACAAGGGTATTATATGAGGTGGGATGAAGAGTTGCCTTTCTTTGTATCGGAACAAACGGGCTTTGAAGAGGCGTACATACGTGAGGTCATAAAATGCTGCTTGGTAATCGGGTTGTTTTCTAAAGATTTATACGAATCCGAAAAAATACTAACATCAAAAGGAATTCAAGAACGCTATGAGAAGATATGTGATTTATGCAGAAGAAATAGTGAAGTACGCGAATATAATATAATATCTTCCAAAGATATGGTTATTTCTTCAGAAGAAAAGCATATTTCTTCTGAAGAAAAGCATGAAAATTCAGAAGAAAATAAGATTTCTTCCTCAAAAAGTACACAAAGTAAAGTAAAGAGAAATAGTAGTAAAGAAACTACTACTAACGTAGTAGCAAAGAAAGACGCGGCTAAAGCCGCTACTCTTTCACGAAAAGATTCTTTCTACCAGTTATTGGTTCCTTATGTCGGCCAGTATCCGAAGGAAATGATTCGTGCTTTCTTTGATTACTGGAGTGAGCTTAACAAATCCGGCACCCGTATGCGCTATGAACTGGAAAAGACCTGGGAACTTCCCAGAAGACTGGCAACCTGGGCCAGCCGTGAGAAAATTCCTTCAAAAACCGATGTGGGCGTAGTCCTGAAAGACAATTCACCTGAAAAATACAAGAAAGGATGGTAAACATGGAACAGATAAATTTTCAAAAGACAATCGCACGGCTCAAAGATACGGGCTTCTCTCCTCTGCCGAATGTCGTACAGGTATCCGTTCCTGAGGCGAAGAGGATTCTCTGGGACGGCATCAGGTATTTCACCGGAGATAACGCCCAATGGCTGCCGGAGTACGAAGAGGTTGCAGGCTGGCTGTCCGGCAATGAAGGCCGCGGACTTCTGTGTTTCGGCAACTGCGGACGAGGAAAGACCCTTATCTGCGGAAAGATTCTTCCCCTACTCCTGAATCATTACTGCGGAAAGGTGGTAAGCTGCTACGATGCACAGCAGATGAACGCTGATTTGGATGCTGTAAAGCAGAAACATATCATCTACGTGGATGATATAGGGACAGAGAATTTAAGCGTGAAATACGGAGAAAAAAGGCTTGCTTTCGCCGAGCTGGCGGACGAGGCAGAGAAGAAGGGAAAACTTCTCATTCTTACTACCAACCTCACGATAGAAGAGCTTAGAGAGAAATATGGAGAAAGAACCATCGACCGGCTGAGAGCTATAACGAAAACCGTCCTGTTCAGCGGTGAAAGCCTGAGAAAATGAATAAATTCGAAATCAAGTTCAACAAAAAGGGGTGCCTGAAAAAAGATGAAATATGCAATTTTTTTGGCTGGAATAATGTACATCTTACCGTTAACGGCCATTGCATTGTGTGCGTAAGGTCAGATAAGATGGAAGCATTCGAAAAGACTGTAGAACGGCTTTTTATTTCAGTGATAAAAAGGCTGTAAAATGGCGAAGTTTCTGTTTGCAAAACTTGTCATTATGAACTATCTTTACTGATGTAATGAACTAAAAGTCAAACCAATAAATAATAGAATTATGGCGGAAATTAAAAATCTACCGGTGAGTTTAATTCAAACGTCACCTAGAAATCCTCGTAAAACATTCGATGAGGAAAAATTGAAGGAACTTGCACAGAACATTGAAGAACAGGGACTGCTGCAGCCTATCACAGTAAGAGTAATCAAGGAAGGTGAAACTGTAATTGATGAAGATACTGGAGAAGTTATAAATGCGGAATCTCAGTATGAGATTGTATGCGGTGAGCGACGTTTCCGAGCATGGAATATGCTTGCAAAAAAATCCGACAAGTATAATGAAATACCGTGCATAGTCAGGGAAATGACTGACGAACAGGCTTTCGACGCTATGATAACTGAGAATTTGCAGCGGCAGGATGTCGATCCGGTTGAAGAAGCGATAGCATTTTCCCTGCTTCTAGAAAATGGCAATTCAGTTGATGATATAGCTTTGCGATTTGGAAAGTCTACCAGATTCGTGCAGGACAGGGTAAAGCTGAAAGGACTTATTCCTGAGCTTATCGAGATGCTAAGAGAAGACCTCATTCCTATCTCCGGCGCCATGTTGCTTGCCAAACTCGATGTAGACGCTCAGAAGGAATTCTATAACGAAGAAGTGAATGGTGAGGATGGAGTAACCTTGTCAGATATTAAGGATTATATTGATGACCTGTTTTGTGTCATTGATAAGGCACAGTTTTTTTCTGAGGATAATTTCAGTGATTCGATTCCATCATGCTCTAGCTGCATCAATAACACTGCCAATCATGGGTGCCTGTTCTACGAAATGAAAGGTAAGGAGCAGAAGTGCATTAATCGTGAATGTTTCTCCAGGAAGCAGCAGGAATATGTCAAATACCGTGTGATGAAGGAGGCTGAAAATCTCGTCAAGAAGGGTGAGCCTCTGACATTCGGAAAATCTGTCATCGTAATCGAACCTCCTCGGTCATGGGATACTGAGAGTGAGAAACAGAGAAAGGAAGATACGATTAAGATGTACAACGATATGGGATTTGAAGTCGTGTATAGTAGTGTATTCGACCATCCGTGCTTTTATTCTGAATCTGATGAAAGGATTGCAGAGAAACTTGAAAATAATGAGGTATATAGATGCATAGAGGTTCTAGGTTACAGTAGACCGGAATTCAAGGTGTCATTTTATTATCTCAAGAAATCTTCATCTGTCAAAGGTGCTTGTAATGTTTCCAATCAGATTGAGGCAGAGAATATCAGACAGAAGATAAAGAGAAATGGGGAGCTGATGGTGGAGAAGAAAACTGAAACCATGCGTAAATGGGCGGATGACATGGATGATTACACGAGCAAATCTGATGGAATGTCACCGAACGAGCAGATAATATTCGATGTGTTGGTAATGAAGGGTTGTGGATACCTGTTTCAAAAATCAATAGGGCTGAATATAAATAAGATTGATATTGTGCAATATGTTACAGATAATGCTAAGGAAAGGAACAAATGGTACAGAGAGTTTATTCGTGCAAAATTATCTGAAGCTGCTGTGATGTATGATAGTGATTTGAAGAAGTTACAGAACATGCTTTTCAGCGAACAGTATCCTGAAAGATACAACGAGATGACTTCAAAACTCACAAGTTCATACGCTAAAAAGGAAGAAAATCTGAATGAGAAACTTAAGGAACTTGTCGGTGAACAGTAATTGAATTAATGATATGGAAATGAATCATTCCCCTTGAAATAAAAGTTGATACATAGTCCGATAACAATAACTTAGATAATTATGATTACATTAAACAGATTGGCTAAAAGATGTTTTGAGATAGCGTTGAAGCGGAAAAAAATGACTGAAAGCACTTCTCCTAAGGCTGTAGTGCTGGCCATATCGTCAGAATGGAGGGAACTTGTCGAGGCCGGGAAGGAGCGAAGCAATCATATTCCATCCTGGAGTGAGCGTGAGGAAGAAGCCGCAGATGTCATAATAGCTACGCTTACCTATCTTGAGAAGATAGGATGCAACGACATCGAGCAACTTTTGAAGGATAAAGTGGAGTTTAATTCGTACCGTACTAAGTGATGTTCCGGCTATTATGTGATGTTGATTATTAGTGTTGTTGATTAAATAGTTGGTATATGACAGAATTTGAATTTCAGACGATCCAGACAAGTCTGCTGGATTTCAACAAGGGCCAGCTTGATGGCCTGCCGAAGAATCCCCGGTTCTTCAGGGATTACCGTTATGACGCTATGAAGAAAAGCATAGAGGACAGTCCTGAGATGCTTAATCTTCGTGAACTAATAGTATATCCTTTGGGTGATAGGTACATTGTAGTGTGTGGTAATCTCAGGCTTAGGGCCTGCAAGGAACTTGGTTACAAGGAACTTCCTTGCAAGGTTCTAAATCCTGAGACTCCGGTAAAGAAGCTGCGTGAATATGCAACTAAGGACAACGTATCATTCGGTGAGAATGATATGGACGTGATGATGAACGACTGGGACAAGTCAGAGTTGCAGGACTGGGGTATTGAGTTTGCTCCGGAGCCTGAAAAGGATGAATTCAAGGAGCGTTTCGAAGCCATAACGGATGAAACAGCCGTCTATCCACTTATACCAAAGTATGATGAGAAGTACGAGCTATTTATTGTCATGTCTTCTAACGAAGTGGACAGCAACTGGCTGCGTGAAGCACTTGACATGCAGCACATGCAGAGTTACAAGACCGGTAAAGTGAGCAAAAGCAATGTAGTTGATATTAAGGATGTACGCCATGCAATTGAGAATCGTAATACCAAGTCATAAGAGACACGACAGGGTGTTCGCAAAAAAGCTGGTGAACGACCCGATAATCTGCGTTGCTGAGAGCCAGGCAGACGTGTACAGACAGTTCAATCCAGACTGTGAGATAGTCACCCATCCGGACGATGTTGTCGGCCTCATCCCCAAACGCAACTGGATGGCGAAGCATTTCAGGAACCTGTTCATGCTGGACGATGATGTCCATGCTTGCAAATCTATTTACGTCGAAAAAGGAGAACCTTCGAGAATCAAGGATAAGGACGAGATAACTCGTATAATTTTCAATCTTGCCGAGATGGCTGAGATGATGGATGTGCATCTTTTCGGGTTTACCGCACGCATATCTCCGGTCATGTACGATGAAACTGCATTTCTTTCATTGTCAAAGATGATAACAGGATGTTCTTACGGTGTATTTTACAACAAGAACACATGGTGGAATGAGGAGCTCAGGCTTAAGGAGGATTTTTGGATTTCCTGTTACATGAAGTACAAGGAAAGAAGGATACTTACTGACCTTAGATACAACTTCGAGCAGAAATCCACCTTCGTCAATTCAGGAGGTCTTGCCGCATTCCGGAACCAGGCAGAGGAGCAGCGTTCAATAATGCTTATCAAGAAGCATTTCGGAGACAGCATTAATCTGAAGGGAAGTACAAATAACGGTAAGGACAAAACAAAGCAGCTTGTTAAGTACAATATAACTTGCAAGTTCAAGTTTTGAAAATGGCGTAAAAATGGCGAAGTTTCTGTTTGCAAAACTTGTCATTCTGTATTAATTTTACTGATGTAAGATAATAAATGTCAATGATTTATGCTTATAAGAACCGTTAGAGGATATGATTTTTTTGAGGTTTCTTCAGCCATGCAGAAGGCGATAAGGAGAGCTGATGCGGCGGTTGCCGGATATTTTGCTCTTGAGTTGTGGACCAGTGGTTACAGGGACTATGTATGGAAGAGACTTTTTACCATAAGTGCTGAGGATTGTTACGGTGTGATAACGAAAGAGATTGAAGCCTTGTGGCAAGGTCATGAACTGGTTAACAAGGGAAGCAAGGAGCCAAAGGGTAGAATATTTGTCAGCAAGGCAGTAATACTTCTGTGCGAGTGTCGTAAATGTAGGGACGCTGATCACCTGCAGAACTTCATTTATGACAAACTTCTGATAGATGCTGATGAATGGTTGGAAGATGTAAGGCAAAATCCGATACCAATTCCTTCATATACATTCGATGTACATACCAGAAGAGGAAAGAAGATGGGACGGACAAAAGAGGAATTTTTCAGAGATGAATATGAATCTTTGAATCCCAGGGAAAAGGGACTGTTTGATGGTCTCATGTAAGAATATGCCACGCTTTGTCGTGGCATATTTATTAAAAGTCAAACCAATAAAGAAAGAATTATGGGAAAAGAAATGTACGGCCAAAGTTGTTTTGATAGCCGTGAAGAGAATGTTTCAAAAAAGATTGATCTGGAAAAGAATCCAAATGGTACAGAAATCAAGGTTTACCAGCAGCGTGAACGTGAAAAGCATGGAAGATATGTTTCGGTTCCTGGAGACAAAACGCATACACGTATTTTCGTGCGTGACGGTGAGGATGCGGAAAAGAAGATAGCCGCATACTTGGAGAGAATCAACAACCGGCCTCAAAAATGGAACTGATATGGAAGACGTAAATAAAAAAATATTTATAGAATACGTATCCCACTTGTATAGTACCGATAAAAGCTATGAAGTTATTGGTAAAAGCATTAAAGCTGTAAAGTTATTCCTTGAAAGTGATTATCAGGTGAACCGTAAAGGATACAAGGCTTATATCAGAGAAAATGCAGTTGAATTATCTGATAAGCCATACATTAAAGATGCTCTATGTGGGTTCCTTAATTTTCTTGGTATTGGATATTCACGCACACGAAAGGAGAAATCAGTTAAACCTCTGGAGAAGCTAAGCGATGTTTCTGAAAAGAACATGAAACTGATGAATGAATTTGTGTATTACCTTACGCAGGATGAAGATTACTCTCCACACACTATTGAAATATATTCATTTTCAATTAAGAAATATTTCGAATACGCCAACGAGGTATCAGTTGACAATTACAAGCGTTTTGTACGGATGCTAGAGGATGAGGGATTGTCTCCCAGAACAATACGCCTACGTATTACCGCACTTGAACGTTTCAGCAAATGGATGAAGAAGCCGATAGAGTTGAAGCGCCCAAAGTTCAAGAAGGAGTTGAATACGGAGAATGTTCCGACAGAAGCCGAATACAACCGGCTGCTTGAGTATTTGAAAACTTGTCCTAACAGGGACAGGTACTTCTTCATCAAGATACTGGCTACAACCGGGGCTAGGGTAAGCGAGTTCTTCCAATTCAAGTGGGATGACATCATTTCCGGTGAAGTCACTCTAAAGGGAAAGGGAAACAAGTACCGGAGGTTCTTTTTCAGCAGGCAGTTACAGGCGGAAGTAAAAGCATACGTAAAGGAGAGTCACAAGACTGGATATGTCGCAGTAGGTAAGTGCGGAAGGCTGACACAGAGAAGCTTGTGCCAGTCAATGAAAGACTGGGGCGATAAGTGCGGAATAGATAGAAGCAAGATGCATCCTCATGCTTTCCGGCATTTCTTCGCTAAAATGTATCAGAAAAAGAACAATGACGTGGTACAGTTGGCAGACCTGTTGGGACACGGAAGTATTGATACAACAAGAATTTATTTACAGAAATCGTATGACGAACAAAAAAAAGAATTTAATCGCTCAGTTACGTGGTAGTGTAGCTCAGCTGAAAGATATAACAACTGCTGTAGACGGCATTGATATATATACTGAAACAGGACATGTAGATACAGATTTCCTTATGGATGCACTTATTTGCGTTAATGAATTTATGACAGCGAGTAACCTTGTAGTAAATACAATATCTTCGCTACTTGCTCCTAATGTAGTTGAAGAAAAAGAGAAAAAGGATGATTATGGTAGTAAATGGTGTGTTGAGGATATTCTTAAACATTGTACTCTCGAGGATAATGTGTTGAAGTTACCTCGGGTGCAATTCAACAAAAAATCCTATGCTGAAGCAAAGAAATGGATTGAAGAAGCTGGTGGAAGCTGGCAAGGCGGTAAGGTTCAGGGATTCACGTTTCCATTCAATGCCGATCGTGTATTCTCTATTCTTCATGAAGGTAAGCGGTGCAATTTACAGCAAGAATTCCAGTTTTTTGCTACACCAGCAGAAGTGGCAGACTGGCTTGTTATGTTGGCCGGTGGCGTACATGAAGATGAAAAGGTACTGGAACCAAGTGCTGGTACTGGTGCTATCATAGATGCGATTCATCGAAGCTGTCCGGACGTAATTGTAGATTGCTATGAACTTATGCCTGAGAATAAGGAGATTCTATCTAAAAAGGATAATATACGTATTCTTGGAGATGACTTCACGAAGTGTGATGTTGCACAGTATGATAAGATTATAGCAAATCCACCATTCAGTAAAAATCAGGACATTCGGCATGTAAGGCGTATGTATGAGTGTTTAAATCCCGGCGGTGTCCTGGCTGCAATAACTGGTCCTCACTGGGAATTTGGAAGTGAATCTGAGTGTAAGGATTTTAGACAATGGCTGGAGGATAATGGAGGGAAGAAATTCGAGATTGAAGAAGGCACTTTCAAGGAAAGCGGAACTGGAACTAAAACTATAGCAATAGTAATTAATAAGTGAGATGGGAAAGTTAAAAGTCTATTATGGATGGGCAAAGCTGGGTAAGATTCGAAAGAAGCGTGCAATATCTGTCATTTTCGAGAATGAATGGCATGGTTGCAGGAGCGAACGCGGACAAAGAATTTTGAGAGCAGCCCAGGAAACAGTAATAGAGCGATACCAGGATGCGGAAGAAGAGAAAGCTGCAAAGGATTGCAGCCGGATATTTACAGAGTATAGCCTGTTCCTTGACGAAAAGCCAATAAACGGAAGCCTTAACAAGATACTCCAAATGAATAGTGACGCCGATAAGAAACATGTATCTAAAGAAATGCGTGATAAGATTGCTGAAGCCTTACGGAGAGCTTTTATGCAGACGAATCGCAAATACAGAGAACCAGGTTGGCAACAACTTGAATTGAACTTTGAATGATATGGGAAAGCAGGAAAGTATGGATGGCTTGTTCCAGATGGCTAAGGATTTGGCCAAAGCAGAAAAGGAGCTGAAAGTTGAGCAATGGGTTGAAGTAACTATTTACTATGGATATGCAGAAAAACAAGTAAGCTTATATCACTACAATCTTCCCCGTGAGATGTATTTCCGGTACCAATGGGTAATCAGATGGAGGATGGCTAAATTACAGTGCCAATACCCCAAACAGATTGTATCTACAAGCCTGTACTTCTACGACAAGCGTTCAGGAGAGTCGCTTGAAGTGAGTTCTTGCCTGTCTAAGCTGATTTCGGCCAAAGCCCAGATAACAAAAGCAGAACGCAAGATGAATGAGTACATCGAGCACAACCGTCAGAACAACATGTTCTTTGATGAGAACACGGATGAGGAGCTTGTTAAGTTCCGGGAGAAGTTTGAGCGCAAGAAAATCGAGTGTGCTGAGTGTGAGAAACGGTTGGAATTATTAGTTGAAAGAAGGAGAAATAATCAATGAAAGAAACTCAATTGTCCTTAAATCTGGATTATGGAATTAGTAAAGAACAGGCTTGCATCCTTTGCCATCTTTCATCCGAATGTGAAGGGTGCTGTGTGAAATGCAAGGCTGAAGGAAAGAACGGAACTTGTTACGGACAAATCTGCTCGATACCGTCAAGAGACCATGACGGACAAAGGTGGAACGCATGGATGCACATTGTTTCTACTTCGCTTCCGGAACTCAAACGATTTATACCAGTGAAATACAGAAAACATTTAAAAACAAAAAAGTATGAATACAGAAGATTACGTTAGCCTTGAAGTGGCAAAGTTACTAAAAGAAAAAGGTTATTGTTTGCCATGTGACTCGTTCTACACGTTAGAAGGGTTTATAAAGTTCAGAAGTATTGCTGATAACTTCAACAGGCTTACGGCATATTCACGGCCAACTTTATATGAAGCACAGAAGTGGCTTAGGTCAGTCAAAGGTCTTCATGTTGAAGTGATTTATATGAGTGAAGATTACTGGCTGTACGAAATACTGACAATCCCAAATCACAATTTGATAGGACTTTCTGACAGAAAGAATGTAAAATATAATAGCTACGAAGAAGCACTCAGCGAAGGAGTGTTTGAAGCATTAAATCTGATTTGAATAATAAATGAAAACGAAATTGTATTACCTGTTCCTGGCAGTCATGTGGTGGCTGCTGGGATAGGTGGAAAGGAGAAAGCATGGGAAGAGGAGAACTATATATACCACCACAACGTCTTACGCGCAATGCTGTAAACGGGCGTTTCATGAAAGGACATGTTCCTTTCAACAAGGGGAAAAAATGGAGTGACTACATGGATATGCGTAAAGCAAAGAGAGTAAAACGCATTGGAATGAAGAATCTAAAACGAGGATATGTGATTGCTGGGTGGAATGCAAAACCTGTAGTTGCCATTCTTGATGGTAAAATTGCGGGTATATATCCATCGTCAAATGAGGCTGGACGCAAGACTGAAGTATGCAGCCGCAATATTAGGCGTTGTTGCGATGGGAAATGTCATCATGCTGGTGGTTTCCGATGGTTTTGGGAGGATGACAATACATGGTTTGACTTAATTGAGTAAGTATGGGAAGGAAAAGATACAAGATAAACGAGACGTTCAGTTTTCATGAGGATTTCCACCGATTTTTCCCGGATATACGCATGGAGGATATGAGGGACTGCTTGTTAACGCTAATAAATGGATATATTACGATAGACATCACACGCTTTGGCAAGCAGATAGAGAAGACTTATCCTGATGAATGGAACGTCATGTCAATAACAGAGATAGTAACCAAGCATTACGGCAAGGAAGCCGATGATTTTCTAAACGCAATAATATGATATACGGATATTTGAGAGTATCGTCTGATGAGCAGGACGTTAATTCGCAGCGGCAAGGAGTTGAACTGTTTGCATCAGAAAGAGGATGGAACATAGACAGCTACATTACCGATGAAGGGGTAAGCGGAGGAAAAGATCCGGACAAGCGTAACCTTGGTCCACTTTTGAAGAAGGTAAAAAAGGAAGATGTGATAATATGTAGCGAGATAAGTCGTCTCGGTCGTGACCTGTACATGGTGATGGATATTCTTCACTTCTGCATGGAGCAGGGCTGCATCATTTATACTGTAAAAGATAAGTTTGTTTTGGGTGACGATATTCAGAGTAAGGTGCTTGCATTTGCTTTTGGCTTATCAGCCGAAATAGAAAGGCAGATGATAAGGCAGAGAACAAAGGAAGGTCTTAGACTAAGGATGAAACTTGGTATATTGGTAGGCCGACCTATAGGGCGTTTGTCAGACTCTGTGAAACTTGATCCTGTTAAAGAACGTGTAATCGAGCAATATAACTGGGGTGTTCCTTTGCGGAGATTGGCAAAGAACTTTAATGTTGACCGAAATACTTTGTCACGTACATTAGGTCGTTGGGGAGTAATAGAAACTAAGGAATGGTTCAAGAATGAGAGAGAAATTCGTCGTGAGCAGTCACGACGTTACAAGGATGAGCCTTACAAAGTTGTTGAGCTTAACAGGGATAAATGTCGTGAACTGATAATGAAAGACTATACTATTCCTGAAATAGCAGAACATTTCCCTGGATATTCGTATGAACAGGTATATGATACGATTCTTTGTGATGAGGAATTTAATCCTTTGTATAGAGAACACGGACAAATTAAAATCAAGAAAAGAAGATAAATATGACAAAAGAAGATATTGAAAAAGCAGCTGGAGATTACTCCGGAAGCATATTGGGATTCACTGACAATAAATCTGTGATGGAAAAACACAAGGCTTTTGCCGATGGCGCCCAATGGAGAATAAATTCAGTATGGCATGATGCTAATGAAAAGCCTAAAATAGGAGAATTGATAATAGTTGAAGTCTATGGTAAAATTTGGGACTATGGCAAATATGACATTTGCGATACAATCCACCCAAAGGCACGATGGGCTTATATGAAAGACTTACTACCTAATACGGAGGAATGAATCATGAGCAGAGAGATAATATTCAGAGGAAAATCAGAAGTCACAAATGAGTGGGTTTACGGCTCACTTGTAAAGGTTGGGAACGAAAGTCATATAGTCGGATTTGATGAAGTGGACTTAGACGGACATCATCTAAGCTATTGCAGTGATAGACCGATATTCACGAAACAGGGAACAATAGGACAGTTCACAGGATTGCATGACAAAAACGGAAAAGAGATTTATGAGGGTGACATTTTAATGTGTATTGGTGAAAGAAATGACAACAAAGGGCGTAAGTATTATCGAAAGGTATTGTTTAATAATGGAGCTTTTGGCATGACAGTCCCTGAATATAAATGTATAAGTGCTCTGTGTAATCATGTTGTGAACGGAAAACTTAACTGGGAAGTCATTGGTAATATATACGACAATCCGGAATTGATTGAGCAAAGTTTATGAAGGAAAAGATGATGGATAAAAACTCAAAAAGCAAGTAAAATGGCGAAGTTTACGTTTGTAAAAATCGCTGAAAATCACTAACTTTACTGATGTAAAGAAATAAAAGTCAAACCAAACTTTTTTATATTATGGACAGAGATGAACGTAACCGCGTTCGCGCAGAGAGATACCGTGACCTCTCAGAAAAATCAGCGGAAAAGGCAAGAAATGCCTATGAGAGAAGTACAAAAATGAGTGAAGCAATCCCTTTTGGACAACCGGTACACGGTGCAGCAGACAGGCGATACCGTGAGAAAATATGGAACACCATGGGACAGTCTGTAAAACACACGGAAAAGTCTGAATATTGGGCTGAAAAAGCCTCAGCTGTGGAGAACAACACTTCTATTTACCTTGATGATGATAATGCAGTTGAGAATCTGGAAAACAAGCTGAAGGAACTTGAAAGAGTTCAGGAACTGATGAAGTCTGCAAACAAGATTATCCGTTCAAAGAAAATCACTGAATTGGAAAAGCATGAACAACTTGTCGGACTTGGATTGACCGAAAGCCAGGTAAGAAAACTTTTTGAGCCTAACTGTTTCGGTGAGATTGGATTTGCTTCATGCTCAATTACGAATAACGGAGCCAATATTCGAAGAGTTAAACAACAGCTTGAGAAGGCAAAGACTCTTAAAAGCATGGAAAACAAGGAATATTGCATTGGTGATGTGAAAGTTGTTGAGAACTATCCGGAAAACAGATTACAGCTATTCTTTGATTGTAAACCTGATCAATCGTTAAGGGATGAGTTGAAAAAACACGGTTTTAGATGGTCAAGATTTAATGGATGCTGGCAGTCGTATCTTAATAATTCAGCTAAATCATTTGTGAAAAATTATGGTGAAAGATTTTAAACTTGGAGAATCCTTCCAGTTAGGAAGGACAAAACTGGAGGTACGTAAAGAATCAGGGTGTGAAAACTGCTTTTTCTATGAATTAATGGAGAATTGCAGGGAGGTAAAACGCTTTGTCGGTAATTGTGAAGCCAAGAAGAGAGAAGATAAAACTGAAGTCAGTTTTGTTGAAATTGATTAATGATGATGTTTCAGGTTTCAAATACTCCAGAAGGATATGTTGTCCAGGTACTGATATGTGGTACCTGGGCTCCACTGAGGAATTTCGGTGAAAGACAGAGTGACGCCAAGGAGTTCTGTTATAAGGATTGTCCAAAGTTGTCACAGTCCAGTATCTGGCTACTGGCAAAGAATTACGATATGAATGTCAAGTACATTCGTATAAATGAGAAACTTTTTAAAAAACAAATGTGATGAGCAAGAAAAAAGAAATAGCATACGAATACTCAAAAAGAGTAAGCCGTGGTAATCCTATGACTAAGGATTTAGCAGAATGTGCGTTCATTGTTGGATGGGATGCCTGCTTAAAACATTTAGGTGAGATTCCATGGGATGAAGCCATGAATGAGATTGCAAACCATATTTCCGAATTGAAGGAAAGAATAAAGGAGGACTGAATTATGGACATAAAAGAGATTAAAAGAAGGTTTGATTTGCTATGTAAGGCTAACAATGAAGGATATACTCTATTGTCTGAACTTGCTAAGGAATTGAAGGTTAGCAAAACTGATTTGATGCAGCTTATAGAGGATAATAGTAAGTTATTTAAAACAGGCAGCCTTGTGAGAAATGAAGGAAGGGTAAATAGGAAGAACCTTGGACTGGTTGTGACCGATGTTTATTTATCTCCAGAAGAAAATGACACAACTAAAGAATGGCTTGACAGGCAGATTAAAGAAAAGCAGAAATATATCCATATATCAGAAGCTGATGATTATGGTATGATTGTAGGGTATTACATTGAAAAAGATAGGGATAACCTTTCCAAACATAATGAACACATTTGGAGGAATACACAAGAAAAGATAAACCGGCTTAAAGAACTTGGCATAATAGAAAAACGGAGTTTCTTCTTGTGTGGATTCAGTCATGACTATGAATTTGCTCTAACTGGTGAATGGATGAAGGCACTCGAAGAAAATGGGTGGGAACACAATGAGTTAAGAAGTAAATAATAAACCATGAAAGCAATATCCATAAAACAGCCGTGGGCGAGTTTAATCGCTCACGGTGTTAAAGACATCGAGAACCGGACTTGGAAGTGTCCTCAGAAGTACATCGGACAAAGGGTTCTGATACATGCAGGAAAAACTACAGTTAATGGTGAATGGAAATCATTAACGAGAGAACAGCTTAAGAAAGTAATTCCACACAAAAATAAACTTTATGGAGGTAATGAGGGGCTTCCACATGGAGCTATCATCGGTAGTGTTGTGATAGCTGACTGTGTGCAGAACCATCCTTCAGTGTGGGCAGAGAAAGGTTGCTGGAACTGGGTGCTGAAGGATGCGGTCTTATTCGATAAACCTATTGAAGGGGTGAAAGGAAAATTGGGATTTTGGAATTATAATCTGGAGGAAGAAAAATGAGTTTACTAATAAAGGAATCACAGTTACAAAGAATAATCAGAAAGACCGGACGTAAGCCGGTCCAGTGCAAATGCCGTTTATGCAAGGAGCAGTGTCATACTCCTTGCCTAGGAACACCTCAGGATATATTGAAGATTATCGAGGCTGGATATAAAGACAGACTTGCTGCAACTGAATGGTATGCAGGTATCATTATGGGGGTCATTGATACTCCGGTACCGATGATACAAGCAAAGCAAGAAGGAGACTGGTGTACATTCTACAAAGACGGTTTATGTGAATTGCATGATTCCGGATTGAAACCGACAGAAGGAAAATTGTCTCACCATAGTATTCGAATTGATAATTTCAAAGCGAGTAAAAGCATTGCGTGGAATGTGGCCAAGGAATGGTTAAACGAAGAAAATACTGAATGCATAGAGAAAATATGCGAAGCACTGCAGTAAATGAACAGCATTAATGTATGATTTTGAATTATTAACTGGCAAAAATTGATTTATGAAAGCAAAGAAAAAACAAGTTGTAGGCCTGCTCATTAATCTGTTAGAGTGGGCAATTGTATCAATGGTATTATCATCATTGATAATTTTAGGAGATTTTAATGTACCGTCAAGTTGGGTTTATCTGTCCTCTGTGGTAGTTTCATTTCTCATCCTATATGTGTTCTACTGGGAGCGTGGAACATATTATTTTGTCTCATTCGTCGCTGGCGGAGTGCCAGGAAGGGTGTTCCTGAAGTTTGATGAACGTGTTTCTCTTGATGTGATTGAGAACACCATATCCGGCCTGTATTCCGGTGAACGTGTACTTGTTACCGGATATAAGACCGTCAGCAGATATGAGTACGAACTTAATATCAAGTCCTGATGGAACATTATCAGGCCAAAGGAGTAATATTTATGATTGTGGCTGTCCTGTTCTGCTATTCCATCGGGATGGTTGAGCAGGATACCGCACTTCTGATAATAATAGTGATGTTACTGGGTAACATACTGAATGTTTTATGTAAAATTCTAAACAAACTGTGATGATGAAAATTGTCGTAACCGGCAGTGAAGGCTTTATAGGTAAAGCCCTCTGCAAGAATCTGAGAAGTCGTGGTGTTGAAGTGGTCGGTATCGACCGTGTGTGTGGAACTGAAGCTGCCGGCGTTCCGTGCCTTCTGGCCGGGGGTGGAATCGATGCTGTTATACATCTTGCCGCACAGACCAGCGTTTTCAATTCGGATCATGAAAAAATACTTCGTGACAACATTGATTCATTCGTTGCGATAGCTGACGGATGTACGCGCTTCGGTGTGAAACTGGTGTATGCAAGTTCTTCCACCGCAAATCCATGCAACACGACAAGTATGTACGGTGTAAGCAAACATTTTGATGAAGTCTATGCTTCAATTTATTGTAGGAATGCGACTGGTGTACGCCTTCATAACGTGTACGGACCTGACCAGCGGAAAGGGACTCTTCTCTATGCTCTCATGAATTCGGAAAAGGTCAGTCTGTATAATGGAGGAATGAACACCAGGTGCTTCACCTACATAGATGATGTGGTGGACGGGTTGATATATGCGATAGGTTCTGACAAGAAGCTGGTAAACATTGTCAATCCTGAATCTTGTACAATACTTCAATTTGCGGAAGAAGTAAGGAAATACAATGGCGTTGATATTCAGTGTGTTTCCGAAAAGAGAGAATTCGACAATCCTGTACAATCTGTCGATGAAGGTATTTTTTCAGTACCTTTGAATTACACCTCAGTCAGTAAAGGGATAGCAAAGGTTTTTGGCTGTGAGGAAAGGTAGAAAGATAAGGATTGATGACTGGGACAAACCCGCCCGCGGCTGGAGGAAATACGAAAGGTTATGCAACATGCAGCCTAAAGTAAGAATCCACCGTAAGGGCGGGTTTTATTACATATCCCTGTTTGCAAGGACAAAGGATGGAATCCAATTTGAGGAAATCAAGAGTTCGGGTGAGTGTGCAGAAGTCATTTCGGAAGCCGCTACGGAACTGATACTTTCATTGATACGGCCGGACGATGAATGGTGCATAATTACCACACCGAAGCGCAGGCACATCACAGAGTACCATTTCGCCACTGACATTTGCCAAAAAATTGCCCAGGGGGTGAAAATAAAATTCTATGAATCTGCAATGCAGTGCCTCAACAGGACACGTATCAATCCTGAGTTTTATCTTCTCCGGCCAATTAAGGAACAGAGAGTAATACTCTTTGATGACATCTGCACGACAGGAAGTACATTAACAGCAGCCTACGATTTGCTGAAAGACCGGAAACAGGTAATCTGCATCGTCGGCATTAATAACCATTAGCCTATGAACAACAGGAAATTGACCGAAAAACAGGAAAAGTTCTGCAATTATTACCTTGACTGTGACGGTAATGCAAGTGAAGCATACAGGATGGCCTATGACGCATCAAAGATGCAGCCTGAGACGATATGGAGCAATGCAAGCCGGATGCTGGCAAGTAACAAGGTTGCAGCAAGGATAGACGAATTGAGGGCCCAACGTGCAGAAGCATCGAAAATTAGCCGTGATAAGGTGGAAAAGGTTCTCATGGATATTGTCATGATGGACCCGACCGATTTGTATCTTGTAGATCCTGTAACAGGAAAGATAAAACTTAAATCCCCAAGCCAGATGCCGAAGCGTGTGAGAAATGCCATGAAGAAGATAAGCAATGACAAGGGTAAGGTAAGCTATGAGTTCAACGGTAAGGTGGAAGCGGCGAAGCTTCTGGCCAGCATGAACGGATGGAACGCGCCACAACAGATTTCCATCGGAGGTAATCAAGGTGGAAATATCAATGAAATTCGCATAGGTTTCGATAAAGAAGAAGAGTAAAATCTGAAAAATGGAATAATTGTATTAGAAAAAATACGGGGGTTATACAAAAAATACTCTCATAATTCTAAAAAATAGAACATTTATGCTCATAAATCACAAGAAACTCAATCCGAATGCATTTTACCTGCTGAAATACCTGAATGATGCCACTATTCGATTCATCATCCTGTATGGCGGTTCTTCATCGGGTAAGTCTTTCAGTGTAGCACAGGCTGTGCTTATACAGACATTGCAGGACGGGGAGAATACGCTTGTGATGAGAAAGGTAGGAGCATCCATCAGCAAAACCATATATGAGGATTATAAGGTAGCTGCATCATTGTTAGGAATCACACAATACTTCAAGTTCAACCAGAATGTAATCCGTTGCCTGTATAACGGTGCGAAGATTGACTTCTCAGGTTTGGATGATCCGGAAAAGATTAAGGGTATCAGTAACTATAAGAGGGTTCAGCTTGAAGAGTTGTCAGAGTTTGAGTATGCCGACCTGAAGCAGATACGTAAGCGTCTGCGTGGTAAGAAGGGGCAGCAGATTATTGCCGACTTCAACCCGATATCAGAGACAAACTGGATAAAGAAGGACTGGCTGGACAACGAGAAACTGCATGATGTCCCTATGGTTGTAGAGATTGGCGGACGTATAATACCTTCAGAGCTGACAAAGGTGAAGTCTTTGAAGATGAACGAGGGACGCTCAATAGTGAATCCTGTTACAAAGGAAATTGAGGAGTATCCTCCCAATATGGTCGTGATCCAGACAACATACCTGAATAACTTCTGGGTTGTAGGTTCCCCTGATGGAACGTATGGATACTACGATGAGCAGTGTGTGATGGACTTTGAGCATGACCGTATTCATGACCCGGACTACTACAACGTGTATGCGTTGGGAGAGTGGGGCGTAATCAAGACCGGAAACGAGTTCCTCGGTTCGTTCAATGTAGGAAAGAACAGCGGTGAATACAGTTACATACCTGGATTGCCGATTCATCTTTCAGTGGACAGCAACGTATTGCCGTACATATCTGTCGGCTACTGGCAGGTAGACCTGAGCAAAGGTAAGGATATGTACCAGATTGCTGAGACCACGGCAGACAGCCCTAACAACAGCGCAAGAAGAGCTGCGAAACTGGTATCCAAGCGACTGCATGAGTTTGGATATGACGATAAAATTTATCTTCATGGTGACGCATCAGCAAAAGCGGCCAACACTATCGACGATGAGAAGCGTTCATTCATGGACCTGTTCATTGAAACATTGAAGAAAGACAACTGGATTGTTGAGGATAAGGTTGGTAAAAGGAACCCGTCCGTATCCATGACCGGTGAGTTTGTAAATGCTGTGTTTGAAAAATCATTGCCCGGCCTCAGCATAAGCATAGACGATGGTTGCAGGGTATCAATAGAGGACTATCAGAGTGTACAGAAGGATTCCAATGGCGCAATCCTCAAGACAAAGATAAAGGACAGCGTAACGAAACAGTCCTATGAGGAACACGGACACCTTACCGATACTTTGAGATATGTTGTACATGACATCATGTACGAGGAGTATTCCCAGTTCTCGAGCCGTCGTAAACGCAACATGTATTCTGACAGAAGTGTGTTCGGATTCTTCAATCCTTCAGTCGAGTATCAGTATTCACAGAAGTTTGTGTACATCATGCCGAATGTTGGAGGTAAGTTCTATATGTGTCAGGTTGCAAGGTGTGGAGAAAAATGGCATGTTCTTGACCTCGTAATGCGTGAAACTGTATCACTCGAAGAGATGAAGTCTGTTATATGTTCACATGATGCAGGAACGTACATCGTGGAATCGTCACCTGCATATTACCAAATGGCAAGGGAACTGAGAAATACGCTTCCGGAAGTAAGGATTAAGAAGGAATATCAGGATATGGATAAGAGAATAGCTGCTACATCCGATTTCATCAAGTCATACTTCCTGCTTTCTGAGACCGGTATGGAAAATGATGAGTATATGGCATTCATAACTGAAGTTCTTGACTACAATGATGAAAATATAAGTGGAGCCAGTGCCCTTTTGAGCGGTATTGCATACACTTGCATAAAATTAGGGTAAACTTGTTATTAAATGCAACTAATTGATATATAGTTGTTTATTCGTAGTTCCAGTGTTCGTCTGAATTGCAAGATTTTTCCAAAATCGACATCGTATATACCCATAATTTATCTTTGTCATATAAGGATAAACTATGGGATATACAATTATAAAACAGGATACACTTCCAGCTTGTGCCGGTCTGAAAATGGCCAGTGAGCCACAGACGGTTTCAACGCCAAATGGTGGTAATATTGACCGATGTGATGTGCATGAGTTATTCGTATCCCCACTGGTTTGCGGTCATAATTACATGGAACTGTTCCGTTCTGTTCCAGAAGTATTCTTTCCGATTGATTACATTGCTTCACGTATATCAGGTTCCGGATTCCAATTGAAGAAGGTAAAGGACGACAGCGTGGTCTGGGAGAACAAGAGAATGAACCAGATTCTCACAAAGCCAAATTGTCTTATGTCCTGGAACGAGATGATATATTCACACTTCGTATATAAGCTGTGCACTGGCAATGCTTTCTTTCGTGCTGCTATGGGAGAAACATTCAAGGACCAGCCAAAGTGGAAATGGTGTGATAACTTTTGGGAACTTCCTGCTGATTTTGTTAATGTAGAGCCGAATCTTGGAGTTAACATACCTATGTTCGGTATAGCCAAGGAAGAGGAAATTATACGTTGCTATCGCCTGAACTATGGTTATGTAAGTACAATGGATATTCCATCGTTCCAGATATGGCATGACCGTGACGGCTCACCTGAATATATGTCAATAAACGGGTTCTTGAAATCACAGAGCAGGTTGGCTGCGCATCTGAAACCTATTTCCAACCTTCTAGCCGTATATGAAGCGAGAAACGTGATTTACGTTAAACGTGGTGGTTTGGGTTTCCTGGTATCAAACAAGAAGGATGAAGCCGGTACTGCAGCAATGACAGAAGATGAAAAGAAGGAAATACTTGACAGTCATTTTGGAAAATTCGGGCTGGACCAACGTAGGCTTCCGTATGGATTAAGTGACGTTCCCTTGTCATTCGTAAGAACAAACCTTACCATCAGTGAGTTGCAGCCATTTGAGGAAACTCTTACTGATGCTATTCAGATAGCCGGAGCATACGGTATCCCCTCAGTTCTGGTACCGCGTAAGGACCAGTCAACATTCAGCAATCAAGCAACCGCGGAAAAGGCTGTATATACATCTACCATCATACCGATGGCCAAGAAATTCTGCAAGCAGCTAACTGCATTTCTTGGTCTTGAGGAAGGTGGATATTATTTGGACTGTGATTTCTCTGATGTGGATTGTCTGCAGCAGGGGTTGAAAGAGGCAGAGGAAGTGAAAACACTTATAAATACCAGATGTAAGGAACAGTTCCTGATCGGACTCATCAGTATCAATGACTGGCGAGCGCAAATCAAGGAAAGCAGATTCGAAGAACCTATGTTTGACAAGACTTTGTTCGAGATGTCAGACGAGGAGAGAGAGATAGTAAAGAATGTAATTAGTCTTAACACAAAAAGTGAAGTTGAGAATGGAAGAGAAAACCAAGAGCCTACAGTACAGAACGAAGGCGAATGATGTGGATGAGAAGGGTATCGTAACGGTAGCTGTGAACGGTATCGGTGTGAAAGACTCACAGAACGACATTTCCATGCCTGGTTCCTTTAACAAGACGTTGAAGGAAAATATCGGCAGGATGAGATGGTTTCTGAATCACCGTACAGACCAGTTGCTTGGCGTTCCATTGAGCGGAGAAGAAAAAGAAGGAAACCTAATCATGGTTGGCCAGCTTAATCTTGAGAAGCAGATTGGACGTGATACATTGGCGGATTACAAGCTGTATGCTGAGAATGGAAGAACACTTGAACACTCTATCGGTGTGAAAGCAATCAAGCGTGACGAGACTGACCCGTGCAAGGTGCTTGAATGGAAGATGTACGAATATTCTACTTTAACAAGTTGGGGGAGCAATCCTCAGACATTCCTTGTAAACCTCAAATCGGGTACACAGGAGCAGGTGAAAGATGCCATTGAATTTGTCCGGAAAGCGTTCAGGAATACCGATTATTCGGAAGAACGATTAAAACAATATGATATGGAATTGAATCTACTTCTTAAAGCAATTAATGGAGGTAACGTGGTAACTTGTCCCCATTGTGGCCATCAGTTCGACTATGATTCACAGAATGAGGTGACATTCTCACAGCAGGTTCTTGATTATGCTAATATGTATTCAAGATGGCTTACTGACCGTATTGTCAGTCAGGAGATAGACAAGCTGGAACCGGAAGTGCGTGCTGATGTCATTGCACTTATTGATTCCGTGAAGTCTGAAGGACAGGAACTGACAGAAAAATCAGTACAGAATTTCATGGCATACGTCCGTTGTCCGGCATGTTATGGGAGAGTATATAGAAGTAACGCCTTGTTGCAGGATAATAGCACAAACATCTTCTCCGGAAAGTCTGAGCCGTTGAATGACACTCAGGATAAAACTGACGGTAAGCAAGAAGATGATGATGTTAAGAAAAAAGCCGCTGATAGCACTTCTTTCTTCGGTCCTTTGAATGAGGTATTTAGTAATAATGATTAAAATTTTAATTGAAGATGAAGAAATTTACAGTTGCAGATTTCGGTCTTAAGACTGACGGCCTTCCTCAGGAACAGGCTACATTTATGAACAACATCGCACAGATGATGTGTAATGTCATCAACAAGGCGATGGAGGGTGTTATCTCTCCGGAAGATATGGAAAGCAAATTGAAGGGGCTTAACGAAAAGCTGAACGGCTATGATGATGAGAAGTTCAAGCAGCTTGCTAAGGATAACGAGGAACTAATTAAAACGGTTAAAGGTCTTGGTGAGACTATCGAGAAGCTGAAATCTAAAGGTATCGGCATGGAAGTTATCAACAAGTTTGATGAAAAACTGAACGAAATGCTTGATTCAGAGAAATTCAAGGAATTCGCGTCTGGTAATTGCCGTAAGTCGGGTGTGTTTGAAGGTTTCTGTTTGAAGGACATTGTATCAATGACAGATAACTATACAGGAGACCACCTTACTACTCAGCAGCAGAATCGTGTAGTTTCGCAGGTAGCCAACAAGCGTGTCCATATGCGTGATGTTATCACTACATTGCAGGGAGATCCGAAGTACCCGAATCTTGCGTTCACACAGGTGTACGATTTTGACAGAAATGCGCGTTATGTTACTGAGAATGGAAAGCTTCCCGAATCCAGCATTAAAGTGAAGGAACAACAGACAGGTACGAAGCGTCTTGGTACTCATATCCGTCTGTCAAAGAGAATGCTCAAGAGCCGTGTATTTATTCGGTCATTCATTCTAAAGATGCTGCCTGAGGCTGTATACAATGCTGAAGACTGGAACATTCTGTTTGGTGACGGAAATGGAGAAAACCTGCTTGGTATTGTAAACCATTCAGGGGTGCATCCTATTGAGGAAATCATCAGTGATTCCATTGTCAGCGGTACTGCAGGTTCCGTCAAATCTGTATCCGGATGTAACTCAAACAAGGATACGATTGTAGAGTTTACAAATCCGCAGGACTTGATTCTCGACGGAATGACAATCACATTTACAGGAGCCACAGGAATTACTGCTCTTAACAGCGCAAACCAGTTGGTCAAGATGAATGACCGTCAGATTCTATTGAAGGGCGTTGCGTACTCGGAAGAGACTTCTACTGCATCAATGACATTCAAGGTAAGTAATAGTGCGTTCAAATCCGTAGAGGAGCCAAACTCTTTGGATGTTGTCAAGACTGGTTTCGCTGTAATGACGTACGCTCAGTACACTCCAAATGCAATTGCTTTGAATCCTATTACTGTGAACGCTATTGAGTCTGAGAAGGACACGACTGGTCGTAATCTTGGTATCATAACTACCGTAAACGGTGTGAAATATATTGCAGGTCGTCCTATTATCGAAACCAACAATATTCTGCCAGGGAAATATCTTATCGGTGATTTCAATATGGCTGCTTCCCTTGTTGATTACACCTCTTTGACTATTGAATGGGCTGAGGACGTTGAAAGTAAGCTGCAGAACGAAGTTGTACTCATTGCTCAGGAAGAAGTAATTTTCCCAGTATATATGCCGTGGGCATTCGCTTATGGAAGTCTGTCAGCATTGAAAGAAGCAATCACTAAAGCCTGATGCTTATGTATTTGCTTAATGGAGACGAGAAGGCTCTTGAATCTGTCATAAAAGAACAGCGTATCCGTATTGGCCGTGGGTTGATTACCATCACCCCGGTCTCGGAAGCTGGGCTTGTTCCGGAAGAGGATGTCAAAAAGACATTCGAGAGCAAGCAGAAGATTATTGACAATCTTTCTGCAAAGAATGAGAATTTACAGAAGGAGAATGAAGAATTGAAAGCAAAGATAGCAGAACTTGAAACACACTTAGATGATAACAAAGATGTTGAAGATGCAGACTCTAAAGAAGTTGAGCAAACCGACACTAAAGAGGTTTCTGCCGAAGATGAAAAGGCAACCGTTGTTCAGGACGAGAAGAAAGTTTCTGCTTCGAAAGCGAAAAAATAAGGAATTGCCATGTTGATTGATGTGTCATATTTTGTAGAAGGCCAACGTCATATTCAAAACGCCTCAACATCAAAGACGGCCGGTGCCGATTCTTTAGCAGTAACCGGTCATATTGAAGCATATATTAAGGAGTTGCAGCCTGTTTTCCTCGAAGCCATGCTTGGGGAAAAAGAAGCAGGTTATGCAATGGATTACCTTGATTTGTCTGATGATGAAGAAAAAGAAGATACTGAGCCGTCTAAGTATGAAATCGTATGCAACAGACTGAAAGAGCCATTTGCTGATTTTGTGCTGTTCCACATACTTCGTGATTCCTCATCGGAAGCTACAATAACCGGGAATGTCCGTCTGAAGTGTTCCAATGAGTACATCTCACCTGTCAATGCCCAGGTTATTGCATGGAACAGGATGGTTTCCGCCAATGTGAAGTTCATCCAGTGGGCGCGTGATGGTAATTGTCCGATTGACCTTGTCACACAGACTAACATGTTGATTAAGATTAACCAGTTCAATCTATGAAAGGTATCGTTGAGATTATTGGAGATGTAGTAAAGGAAATGAGTGGGAACCTTACAATCGTAATGCCTGCTGACATCGAGAATGACAGGTTTGAGGAAGTTAAGAATCCTGAACTGAACTACATATTTGGTTCGGCCCAGTATGTGAAGGATAAACTTGATGAATACAGCAAAGTACCTTCAACATCAGAACGTAAGTTCCCGCTTGTCGTACTGTTCTGTCCTGTTACAGAGAAGAGAGACAGTCCGGACTATTATTCAAAGGTTTCACTGAATATCCTTATAGCGTGTTCATCAACGAAGAGCTGGAGCAATGAACGGCGTCTGTATGCTTCATTCATCAACATTCTTCGACCAATTTATGAAAAGCTGATTGAGGTAGTCAGAAATGATGGAAGGTTTGATATATACTATGACAGCATCGTTCCGCATGAATATTCTGAGAACTACTCGTATGGCAGATACGGAGCCTATACGGAATCCGGAGAGGAAGTGAGCGAGCCTATTGATGCCATAAATATACGCTCGATGGAATTAATTGTTAAAAATCAAAGTTGTAGGTAATGAGAAATACAAGAGTGTGCGAAAGCGCAGAAATGAATACAGGTGGTTCGGCCTGCAAGGTTGACTGGGGTAAGGTAAAAGGTGCAATACTTGTTGAGCATGGAGTAAAACTACCGGCAAATATTACTGCCGATGAGTTGGAAAAAAAGTGTCATGCTGACAGACCAGGCAGAATTTATCCTATTCATACATTCGTTGAATATGCGAAGAATGGTGGTGAAGCTCAGGTTAGTGCTGTGGGATACGGAGCGAACCAGTACAATGGCCTCAACGCTCAGACAGATACTTTCACGCTTCCTCGTTTTGATGAAATTCTGAATGCTGAGCTGTTGCGTTGTGCTAACAAGGAATGGGATGTGTACTTCTGGGATTCAAACAGAATGCTTATCGGTTACAATGATGGAACTGATATTCTTGCCGGAATTCCGATGTCAACAGTATATCCAGGTGCCACACCGTTCAGCACAAGCAGTGCGAAGTCAAGTATGACGGTAAATTTCTGCCACATGGATGCAGAAGACAGCCAGTTGAACTTTGACTACTTGAAGTTGGATTTCAATCCTGCGAATGTTATTAAAGGATTGACTGAGGTCATGTTGGTTGAAAATGAAAGCAACAAATTCAAGATTATTGAATGTGTCGGTGGCTATGACAGAACTGCAGAATTTGCCACTGCATTGTCCTCAGGTGCATCCGAGGTATTTGAAGGGGTTACATCAGCTTCGTATGAGGACGGTTATCTCACAATTACTCCTGGTGACGGTGAGATTTCAGTTAAATCACCTTCTGTTCTGTACGAGAAAGATGTCAAATGGGTTGAATTTGTTAAGGTGGTCAAAGCGTCATGATTGTAGATGGAGTCAATTTTGTGGAAAAGCAGGTCAAGATGATGTCGAAAAAGAAATTCATTGATACTCACATGACCTGTATCTGGCAGAAAGTTGCTGAGGAGAATCGAAGAAAGAAACTTTCTGACGTGTATGACCGGATTGCTTGTAAGTCTGTAAAGGATGCTGACGGTGAGTCTGCTGATAAGTGATGGTTTTGGTTGATTAAGCCGGGCGGAAGTCCGGCTTTAATTTTAATTGTATGTATGGCTGATTTCGAGAAATTGGAGAATGTGATAAACAGAATTGCATCAGGATTTGAAAAGTCATGTATGGATTGCCTTCAGGAAAACAATATAGAAATTGCAGACCTTGTAAGGGAACAGCTATATTCTGGTCTTGACGGTAATACAGACAGTCTGAGGCCGGGTTATTCTGATGATCCGTATTTTCATGAGACTACCTCCATATGGCATAACAATCCTGACGGATATATAGCATGGAAAAAGAAGATAACACCTCCGATAAAAAGCCCGAGACTGAATCTTCCTCCAAGGCCTGTTGATGTTCCTAACTTGTATATCACCGGTCCGTTCCATGAAAGTATCCGCGCATCTGTTGCAGGTGATACTCTCTCGATTGATACCGTTGGATTTGTGGATGGTCCTGACATAGTAAGGAAATACGGTAATGACATTCTGATGTTGGGAAAGGACGCAAGAGAGTATGTTGTACTTCAACTTCTCGAGCCTTTTTTGAAACGTTTTTTCAAACAATGTGGGTATAAATGATGGGATGCGGTTGCGAGAATAAGAAAATCATGTCTGACTATGAGCGTGTGGCCATGCTTGCAAAAAAAGCTGCCATGCTGGACGGATGCGTGTACGTTGTGTACAGGAAGAGTGACGGTACCTATTCGTTCGACAAGGAAGGTACTAAGGTGGATGGCGTTATTGTTGAATATAAACATTATTTGTGATGGGAAATTTAAAATTGAAGGACTTCGTCGATGAGGAATCATTGAAGAAGCTGCAGGAACTTGGCAGCACAATATCAGATGTAAGGCAGAATTACAAGGATGCTGCCTCAGAACTTATCAAAGGGCTTACTATTGATGTCAAGGTCAAGGGAGACATTGACAAGTTGCAGGCTATATATAATACTCAGGCTAATAATGTATCTTCCGCATCGGATAAGCTTACTGAGGCATTCAGAAAACAATCTGAGGTTGCCGAACAACTTATGAAGAAGATAAAGGAAAAAGCAGATGCGGAAAATCTGAGTACAAAAGAGGTTAAGGAATTGTCTAAGGCATCAGCAGAAGCATCAAAGGCAATGCAGCAGGCTGCAAAGGCTGAGGAGGCAATGAATAAGTCCCAGAAAGCTGCGAACACTACAAGAAAGTCTGCTACCATGACCGAGGAGGAGCGCATCAGGATAATCAAGGAAGCGATTTCGCTATCCGATAAGGAAGTGCATAGCATTGAGGAAGCAAATGAAGTTAATAAGAAATTGCGTCAGGCTGTCAGGCTTGTTCGTGATACTGATGAGGATTACAGGAATACGCTCGGTAAGCTGAATTCTACCATCGGAGTTAATACAGATTACATTAAGCGTAACAGTGATCGGTACACGCAGCAGAAGATGACTATCGGTAATTACAAGGAAGAAGTTAAGGCTGCATGGATGGAACTGAACCATCTTAATGATTCTATGGGTAGCTTTGGAATCATATCAGGAAGTTTTGGAAACTCCCTTCAATCACTTGGTAATGCAGGAAGCATGCTTGAAGGATTGTCCGGAATAGGAAAGATATTCCAGAACAAGTGGCTGTTGGGACTTGGAGCAGTTGGTGCGGCCGGTGCCGGAATAGGATGGTGGGTGAACTACAATAAGGGACTAACAGAGGCTACAAGACTTACCCAGCAGTTCACTGAGAAGTCAGGAGAGGACCTGAAGGCTTATCGTACGGAAGTTCAGTCGATTGCAGACTTCTATGGTAAGGACTTCAAGGAGGTATTGATTGGAGCAAATGCTGTATCGAAGCAGTTTGGTATCTCCGCAGAAGAATCACTGAAACTAATTCAGGACGGATTCATTGCAGGTGCCGATGCAAACGGTGAGTTCCTGGACACGCTGAGGGAGTATCCTGCATACTTTAAGGAAGCTGGGATAAGTGCTGAAACATTCATTGCCATAACAGCCCAGGCTGCTAAGTCTGGTATCTTTTCTGATAAGGGTGTGGACGTCATCAAGGAAGGTAATCTTCGTATCCGTGAGATGACTACCGCTACGGCCTCTGCACTCGAAGGTATCGGAATATCCGCAGATAAGGTTCAGGAACAGCTTAGAACAGGTCAGAAAACCACATTCGACATTATACAGATGGTTTCACAAAGACTTAGTGAGTTACCTGATAGTGCGTCTGTAGTAGGTACCGCTCTTGCTGATATATTCGGTGGACCAGGTGAGGATGCCGGATTGCAATATGTACGCACTTTGAAGGATATTAAGACCAACCTAGGAGATGTTAAGGCAGAAACAGGTGAATTGGGGAAAGCGCAGGAAGATATGATAGAGAGTCAGAAGAGACTTTCTACTGAGTTATCTCTTTTATTCGATGCTACTGGAGGCTCGTTTGAAACGATGGCAGCTAAAATAAAGAGTTCAATCTCATCAATGAATGCTGATCTTCTTGCGTTTGTTCGTCGTGGAATTGAGAGTGTTGAGGAAATTTCTGAGAGAGAAGAAAAGCAGGCAAGGGCTGAAGGAGAAAAGTATGCAGAGACTGACGTAATTAAACAATATGAGGAAATCAATAAGGCAAGAGAACAGTATGTTAAGCAGGGAATGTCAGAGGAAGAAGCATTTAAAAAGGCTAAGGAAGAACGGCTTGATATGATGAAAAGGTCTTTGAAATATGAAAAGCAAGATTTGGAGGAAGCTGTAAATATCAATAAAAAATACTATGACGAATATCAAAACGCAAGTCTGTGGAAACAGATGTTTGGAATTGACCGGACTAACTCAGCGATAAATTCTGACATTAAAAGCTCGTGGGGTGAAAGGATGTCTGCAGAGAGAGGTGTATCAAACATGAACAGACAGATTTCTCTTGTAGAAAGTTATCAGATGCCAGGAGCAAAAAAAAGTGCAGTTTCAGAGACCGCAGATGAAAAATCAGCACGCATTGAAGCCGAAAAATCGTTGCAGGAATCACGTATCGCATTGATGGAAGAAGGAATTGACAAAGAACTGGCCACAATCCGCTATGGTTACCAGCAGAAGATTGATGCCGTAAAAGGTAATTCATCCGCAGAAATGGCATTGAGAAAATCGTTACTTCAAGAAATGAACAACGAATTGGCGAAGGCTTCTGAGGAGTATGAAAAGAATCGTGCAAGTATTGACCTTCAGAATCGTCTTGCTTCCGTTGAGGAAGGTAGTGAGGAAGAAATGTCCGTTCGTCTTGATATACTTGATAAGCAGAAGGAAGAAGAAATGAAGGCTGCTGAAAGTAATGGTGCCGACGTGAGCCTCATCGAAAAGAAATACATCAATGAAAAGCGTAAGATTTATGAGGAATATGCTGCTGATTATGTTGATGAGATTTCTAAATCTGCCGCAGCCGAACAGGTTGTAAGGAATGCGCAATATAATTCCGACCTGAAAGAGTTGGAAAAGCTGCATGCCAAGAAACTTATTTCGGATGAGGAATATGAGAAAAAGAAGGCTGATATAACAGAACGGTATTCTATTGATACCGCTAAGGCTGCTGTTGACTCGTTGGAGGAACAGATTTCTGTTGAAAATCTGAGCCAGGACGACAGAGAAAAACTTGCCGAGCAGCTTCAGAAAGCAAAGGCTGATTTGGCAAATGCTGAAGCTGATGCCGAGATTGCTGCAATCAAGAGGGTTCAGGATGAAGAAGAAGATTCTTACAAAAAACGGATGAAGAATGCTCAGCGATGGATGGGGGTTGCGTCTGATGCCATTGGTGCAATCGGTAATCTTATGTCGACATTATATGAGCGTGATATTGAAAAGATTGAGGATGAACAGGAGGCAAATGAGGAAGCGTACAATGCTGATGTTGAAAGGATTGAAGCACTTGCCGAAAGTGGAGCAATATCTGAGGAAGAAGCTGAAGCAAGGAAAAGAGCTGCTGAATCTGAAACATCAAGAAAGAATGAGGAACTTGAGAAAAAGAAAGTGCAGTTGCAGCAGAAACAGGCTAAATGGCAGAAGGGTGTGGATATTGCCCAAGCTGGTATAGCAACAGCACTTGCAATTACTCGTGCATTACCTAACCTTGTACTTGCTGCAATAGTAGGTGCCATGGGAGCGGTACAGATAGCGACAATCGCAGCAACACCGATTCCTGCATACAAGGAAGGTACAAAAGATGGGGGACATGTTGGAGATCTTGCAATCGTTGGTGATGGAGGGAAGAAGGAAGTTATCGTATATTCAGGGAAATCATGGATAACTCCGGATGTTCCTACAATCGTAGATCTGCCTAGAGGTGCAGAGGTTTATCCTGATGTTGATGATTTTGTTGAAAGCGTGAGGATGAATCCTGTATATGATTTTGGGAAAAATAATACAGTCGTTGTGAATGATTATTCAGAACTCAGCCGAGAGATTAAAGGTATGAGATACGACATGAAGAAAATCATGAGAATAATTCACATGGATTCGTATAATTCTAATTATGAACATTATAAGAATACAAGATTATGATAACTACATTAAGCAGACTGAACATGTACGATTTTATCGAGTTGCTCTGCGGAAACAATCGGGTTCTTTTGGAAGATGGTGATAATGATTCCATGTTGGAAAATGTGGCTTCTGAATTGATATATCAGTATCAGAGCATAGTAAATCCTTCCGGAATAGAATCTGCAATTTTAGAAAAGGAAGAGAAAATAAAGATTAAGTACAGGATTACTATTGCAAAGATATTGAAGGCGCTTATTAGCATAAACGCTGTAGATGATGTTGTTGGACTTCTGTCAGAAATGGGAATTACTGGTATTGAGCGTGAAAAGATTCCTTCAAGAATAGACCGTATGATTGCAGAAGCGGAGTACATGAGAAAGAGGATTGAAGATACTTCTTCTGCTGATAGAAAGAAAAATACTCCTGATGATGTACGTGCATCATTTGACAGGGAGATAGCGTTTCTTATGACTTATTTCAAAATGAATATTGACACAAGAATCATTACTGCAGGTGTGTATGCGAATATGGTTCATCAGGCAGATGTGGAGATTAAGAGGAAATTGAACCGTTAAAAATTTTAATGATTGTCGAATTTTTTTTCATGTAATTAGTAACACGATTAAACACTAATAATCGTATAACATGGAAAAGAAATTCGACAATCTAATTTTATTGCCTGAAATTAACAAGAAATGTGACGTAATAATCAATTTGTTATCGTCATTGTGTGATGATCCAGATTTTCTTATCGGTACTCTTAGGAAGTGTGTCGATAAACAGCGAGAACTATCATCAGGTCGCATGAAAATCGTTAAGGGTCATGGAACTGGAACAGATTGTCATTGATCAATATCAGTGGATATTATCAATGGCTAGAAAATACTTCCGAAATGTGATGGATGCGGAAGATTTGGCAGAAGAAACCGTTTACAAGATTCTGACGAATAAGAAAAAGTATGATTTTTCTAAGAGTTTCAGGCCCTGGTGTTCTGTTATCATGTTGAATACATACATCACTTTGTATAATCACGATTCATTGATACGGTTTGATTCTGAGGATAAGGCAGGTTTTATTCCATCGTATTATAATGCTGAAAGTTATGTTCTGAAGAATGAAATTGAAAGTGTTATTGAACAGTGTCGCGTGAAATCATGTGCCGTTGATTGTGCTATAATGTATGCTGAGGGTTACTCATATGAGGAAATATCTGAGAAGCTGAATATACCATTGGGAACCGTGCGAAGTAGAATATCCTTTGCACGTAATATGATTCGTCAACATATTGTAGATTAATAAGTTAATTAAGGTTTTTGGCTTAAAATAGCGAAGTTTCTGATTGCAAATATAGCCAATCTGAACTATCTTTATAGTACAATTAAAATATAAGTCAAACCAAATAATTAACATTATGGAAAAGAGTAATTTTCGAGTAAGAGTGATGAAGTATGCACATCAGTTAGCTAAATCAACAGAGTACACGTGGAAAATCTGTCTTATCAAGGCTTGGGAGTTATACAGGCTTGCGAAGAAGATGCGAAATGGTATTGTCAGATTCGCATTCAAGAAAGTTGACGGTACCATTAGACATGCCACAGGAACATTATATAATCTTCCGGCCGGTTCTTCAATCAACGGAAAGAAAATGACGAAGCCAAGTTACAAGACATTCGCCTACTTCGATGTAGACAAGTCAGAGATGAGATGCTTTAAAATTGAGAACCTTATAACAATCTATTGATATGAGAGAGAGTTATATTATTACTTCATCTGGTGAAATTGTATTTACTTCTCCAGAAAACGGTCATGATTTCTCATTGAAAGAATTGCAGGAATCTGTTAATGGATACATTGAGATTGTTCCGATAAGGAATACTGTTGGACCTGTTTCCTTTAAGGAATTTGATAAGGAAGGTTTTACCATAATGCTGAATAATGAATATGTGATGGTTATCAATTCTGAGGGAAAGATAGAAGGACGTGAATTCAATTATGCAGCTACAGTTCTGGCTTCTTCATCAGGTTCCATTATTCCTGGTGATTACATTGTTGGAGACGTGCTAATATGCACTGGTGATATGATTAAATAGTTTGGATTTGTGTAAATTATTGTATTTCAAATATTTGTATGTTTCAATTCAGACGGGATTTTAGGCAAACCTTAGTTGGTTTGCCTTTTTTGATATATTTGCTTTTTGACAAAAAGCAGTAATATGAATTGTAAATTTTACCTATCATTAGGTTCTAATAAAGTCAACATTTCTTCGTCAAATTGTATTGAAGTGTCAGACCAGATAACAAACCTTAATGACATCAAGTTGTCGTATGTAAGGTCTGATTATGGTGGTGTTATAAGAAAGTGTGCAAGTGCAATAACATTGACTGGAAAGGCAAGAGATTCAATTATTGATTATTATATATCACAGAAATTAAAGTCTATTGGTGCTTTTGCAGTTTATCAGATAAACGACAACTGGACATACGATCTGCTGTTTAGCTGTCCGCTTGATTTTTCAACTTTCAAGTATGACGAATATACGGCTCAGATTTCATGCCTTGACAATTCTGTAGCAGCAATACTAAATTCAAACAAAAACACAAAGTATGAGATACTTGTGGATGATATTAAGGAAGAAAATCAGTTGTTCTTCGATGGTGTAAGATTATTGAATACTGTAAAAATGGTTTTTACAGGTAATTCAGTAGATAATGAGGCTTATACTATAAGAGAAAATGTAAATTGTGGAGGTAACGTGTATTATATTCCTCCAATCTCATACGCTGAAAGCGATATACAAGTAGAAGGATATGTCAGATTAAACGACCAGAGTGAGGATTTGTCTGGAACGATAGACACCTCTTCGGCTTGGGCCACTGCAGGTCCTAATACTAATAGGACAAGCTACTTTCTTGAAGCCCTTAAGGATGTTCATATTGATGTTGATATATCTTCACTTTCAGTTAAGGTTGTAAATTCTGCATCAGGTGAACTCAGTGATGTCATGACATCACTTTACAAGATACCAGTAAGTGGTAATCCTGTATTAGTTTCCAGTTCATATGTAGGTGTTGCCGGCGTTTTGGGAGTTGATTTGCATGAGGGAGAAAAGTTACAGCTGTGTTTGCACAGATTATCTATTATATCTCCAGTAAGCTTCGGCGTTTCGACATTCTACTTTTACGATTGCTGTAATATTAAATGGAACGTAACAGGTGATAAAAGTTATATTGACGTAGTAAAACCGGAATCACTCCTTAACGCTATCATCAGAAAAATGGGTATGGAGTCGTATGTCAATGGAGATATAACATTCGATGACACTTCATTAGAAAATGTATTGTTGGTAGCTGGAGAATCTATAAGAGGGTTTAACAATGCAAAGTTATATACTTCATTTTCCGATTTCTGTAAATTCATGGAAGTAGTTGCTGGAATGGTGTATGTCATTGAGAATGGCTCCAGTGAATCTATAGGCGGTTCAGAAGGAAGTGAAGGTTCAGAAGGGCCTGACTATGACAAGGAATATTCGTATGGTGACTTGAATATTGAGGCTGATAATTTTGTGAGAAATGGAAAGATTACTACAGATGTTGTGGATAATTTAAGTTCTTTCATGCCGGATGGTGTATCACTTGTTCAAGTAGAGTTCTTCGAGGATTATATGTTTTTCGGTCTAGGCAGCGATGGAATATATTATTTTATCAACTTCCCTGGAATTGAAAAATATCTACGCGTTACAGATGAATTTGCAATAGAAATAATAGATAAGAATGTATTATATGATACAGAGTCAAGAAAGTATTATATCACTGATACAAAAAACAAGAAGTTGGACGATTTAAAGATTGATACTCTTGACAAACGCTATAATCATATTGCCAAGTTCGGAGGATTTGTTATTGATTCAGTTACAGACTCAGGGAAATATAATGGAAGCGTTAAGTCTGAAGATATATTTTTCTCTAGAAGCAGTTCGAAATTCCTTTATCGTGATAAAAGTGCAGGTAAATATTACAGCATTTTTGATGGATACGAAGATTATCAGAAGGATGGGAGATTGAATCCTGTTGCTGTATTCGTTGATGTATCCGATTTTAGTACATACGATGATGGGGCTTCGTATGTGGCCGTTGACGGTAAAAATTTGATATTATATGATGGCAATGTACCATTGTTGCCAGACAGGAATGTGAGCGGAATTGCTATGTATTCTGTATCCTACGAAGAAAACTTTGTCATAAGATTTGTTCACCGGGATTCAATATTTGTAGATTCTGTCGCAAAGTCATTGGATATTGCAAGCGAGCCTGAATACAGTGTCTCATCAGGAAGAATCTATTCTTCTGTAAAGATTGGATATGAAAAGCAGGATTATGACCTTGGGAATAACGGTAAGGATGAGTTTAATTCGACGATAGAATATTCTACTGGCATCAATCTTAAAGAGCAAACGCTTGATTTTCTGTGTCCTTATAGAGCTGACAGTTATGGGTTCCAGGAACTTGCAAGGAAGAAAGGTAATCAGACTTCAGACTCAGAGAGTGATAACAATACGTTCATTGTACATTCATTGAAATCTGATTCTCGATACAACTTGGATAGAAGCATTCCTGTTGATGGGGTATATACAGATACTGTATTCAACGCAAGACTTTTCCCACACTATTTGATAGATGCAAACAAAAGGTATCTTGCGTCATACACATCGAGACTTCTGTACACTTCAAGTGAAATAATGGACAGCATAACAGTAAACTCAAAAAAGATTGACAAGAATGTATCACTTTCGGATCCGTTGTTTTTGGAGGGTGATATAACAGTCAAGACTAATGATTTCATAATTCCAGACGACTGGAAAGGATACGTAGAGTTTCAATGGGAAGGTAAGAGTTATAGGGGGTATCTTAGCAGTCTTGAGATTAATGTATGCAATAATGAGGTTTTTGAGTACAAATTAATTGAATGCTGATATGTACAGGATAAGTTCTTTTACTCCGTTATTTTTCTCACCTTCTACTGATGTGGGAACAAAAAGCAGGTATGTGCAGGAATTTTCAACTCATGACAGAATACTTCTTCAGGTGTTTGCATATAACGAGTCAAGTCAGCCATCTGTATTCGTCTATGATGAGATTTCAGGAGAAAAATTTACTGTTAATATGAGGTCGTGGAAAATGAACTCAGAGCAGACATTGTATTTCACTGAGATAACTGCACTGAACAATGGAATATATTCTGTCGAGGTAAATGGCGTTAAGTCTGAAGTGTTTAGAATTACGGATAATATATCTGGTACTGTCTTGCTGCAGTATTCAAATCCAAATAACAAGATGCGTAATGATGCTGTATTCTGGGTTGATGGAATGCAATATTTTTTTGATTTCAGGATACCTGGTGGATTCAAGGATGACGATTGGGTTTTCGGAGTGGATAATGAACAATATACTACTTCTCTTAATGATGTGGTTGATATATACAGTGTAGACAACGTACAGAAGACTCTTACTGTTGGAGATTCAAGGGGATGCCCTGTATGGTATGCTGAATTGTTGAACAGGTCATTGTGTTGCAGTTATTTTTATGTAGACGGAATCAGGTATGTAAGGGTTGATTCGAATGTACCTGAGATGAACGTGCTTGTTGAAGGTATAAGGTCTTATGTGTTCAAGCAGGTTATAAGAAGGGTTTTTTCTTTAAATCCTACGATTGAGAAGAATAATCGTATCATCATGAGGCGTGTGGATGATGCGTCGTTGAGAAATATTGATAGTGGTAAATATAAAATTGTAGATTATGACAGATGAGGAAAAAAAGGAAATTGTAGCTGAGGTTATTCAAACATTGAAGACGAATTCCGTTACAGTTGATCAGTTGAATGAGGTATCATCATATACATCTGATGATTATGTTGAGCTGAATAAAGGCCGGAAGATGAGAGTGGACAAGATTGAGGAAAACATCGCTTCCGGTATTAACAAGAAGTATAGTCAGATTATAGAATCTCTTAGTAAAGATATTGGAAACATTGGAAATGTATTGGACGAAATTAATGCTGAAGAACTATGAGCACGATTGAAGATAAACTATTGCTTTTGAAAAGCAAAATTGAGAAAGTAAAGTCTGATAGGTCTGCAATTATAAGCGCAATAATAAAGAAGGGAATAAACGTACCTTCTAATGCTTTGCTTGAAGATTTGCCTGCATATATCATGCAGATAACAGGAGGGGAAGAGCCGGAAACGAGTTATGTGGTAGGAGAGATTCTTTACCTCATTGATAGCACAGAATCATCTTATAGTGAAGGAACTCTTAAAATTGAAAATGGGGCAAGTGTATCGGATTACGTATTAACAATTAATTAAAACAATATGGAAAATATCACGAAAATAAATGTTGGTGGAGTCGACTACGAGGTTAGAAAAGACCTAGCGGATAAAATCGTAGAATTACAGAAACTGATACAGCAAGGTACTGGAACTGGTGGTACAACAGATTACGCTGGTTTAACAAATAAACCAAAAATTAATAATGTTGAACTTTCGGGAAATAAATCTGCTAGTGATTTAGGATTGCAGGCTGCTGGTGATTATGCACTGAAATCTGAATTAGAAAGTGCTACTCCTACTATTGGGGAAAACGGCAATTGGTATGTTGGTGGAGAAGATACAGGAGTTCAGGCACAGGGTAAAGACGGAAAGGATGGGAAAGACGGTGCTCAGGGAAACTCAGGAGTATCAGGCACTACCGACAATATCGAAGTCGTCAATGACCTTAATGGAGGTGAATCAACACCTGAAAATATTAAAGTTCTTGCAGCAGAACAAGGTAAGGTATTGAAGGAAAAACTTACCGAGCTACAAGGAATATCATGGATGCAAGGCGGAATTCTTGCAAATGGTGTATTTAATCAAATGAATTCAGCTTATGAAGTTACTGATTTTATTCCTGTATACCCCGGGTTGGAATTGAATGCTGATGTACAAAAAACTAATGAAAGTTTATTTAATACAGGATATGATGAGAATCAACAATATGTTAGCACACTTCCAAATTCTGGAAGCATCACAATACCTGAAGGTGTCTATTATGTAAGGATAAATAATTACAAGAGCTATGAAAGTAGAAAAATTAGTATATCGAAGAGTGCATTAGCAAACAAGGGTGATATAAGAAAATTACAGGCTGCAAATGAAGAAATTCAATCTGATATAAAACGAAATACCGATAATATATTTTGGCTAAATCTGGTGGATTTAGATATATCTTTATCTGTTAAGAACAATAGTGCTTTATCTACAACTGACGGGGCTGCTACTAATTATCCTTCATGTTATACTATTGAATATATAGATATTGAACAGTTCCAAACAATTAGATTGGACGGAGTATGTTGTGGAACTAATAAAGAAGTCGCACTGGCTTGTTTTTACAATTCAGAAAAAAAATTTATTAGTAGTATAAAATACAGTGAAAAAGGGAAAATTCTCAATAATGCTTTTGTTGAAAAACCTTCAGGAGCTAAATATATTCAGATTGGATATAACATCTATAATATAGACGGTTTTACTCAAGTAGATATTTTAACTTCTTGCAGATTTTATCAGAGTAAGGTTTTATTTGATAAATCAATTTTAAATTTCTTTTCATTGCTGTCCGGAGAAAATTCGCCAAAACAGCTATTATTAATTAATAATCAGTT